ATCCCTCGATAATACAACGTCCTTCTAAATCTTCAATTAACTTTCTCTGGATTATTTCCCCAATATTACCACCCATGAGTATGAATGGTAATGTAATTTTTCTATGAATAAGTTGTAACATATAAATTCCTAATCCTTTACGGTGTTTATCATCACTTGTTAAATCTGGTTTTTTTACATCTTTTTCACCAATTAATGTAGTTATATTATCTGACCTTTTTTGCTGATTAGTTCTTAATTCTTTTTGGGTACTAGACATTATTATATATATAATTATTCTTTTAAATTTATTATTTATTTTTAATCAATTTTTATTAGATTTATATATTTATTGGATTTATTGGATTTATTAGATTTATTGGATTTATTAGATTAGAACTTGATAATTTAATTATTTTATATTACCTCCATATATCCATATATATATATATATATATTATTACTGTTTTATAGTGATTATTTAATTTTTATCAATCTTATTAAATAGTGCATTTTCATAATTGAAAAACCACTTTTTCCCATCTTTTCTTATTCCATCATAATAACGTAGCAAAAATTCTTGTTCGCTACATAATTGCGGTATTTTACTATCTTTGCTATTACTACTTGTATATTTTTCAGTTTCTCCATATATTTGATTCAATATCTTTAATTGTGTTTTTTTGCCTGCTTGATCGCATCTTGCACCTCTTGACCTTTTATCAAGCATATTTTTAGTCTTAAAAATAATCATCCCTGATTTATTAATAGCCATCATAAATCCTACAAAATCACTAATTTGGCTAATATCTAAAATCTTTTTCTGGAGTTCTTCTCTGAAATCATCTATATCTGTTGGTTTTGCTCTCTCTAAAATATTTTCACTATTCAATACATATAAATTTATCGCATTTTTATTTTCTAATAAATATCCTTTAGCACCACCCATACTTTCATTTAATTCTATCAATAGTGTTTTATTTATATAATTTTCTATTTTTTCAAAGAAAATGTCATCCATAATTATATTCCCTATTTTCTCTCTAATATTCAGGTATTCTATCAATTTCATCTTATCATTATTATCCATTATATCTATTAAATGATGCAATGCGAATGAATTCAATATGTCTAAATTTATTTCTGCTGATAATTTTTGAATGGTAACTCCACAATGCTTAAACCAATCGTTGTCTCCACGAATTACATCTTTTGTCTCTATTATTAAATAATAGGTATCTAGTAATTTTTTTAATACACCCGAAATATTTTCTTTTATAGCATCTCCCTTTTTATCTTTATCTACTATTTTTTTGGGTATATTCTCTAGTATAGAACTTTCCATTATATTATCTTGAAGATTAAATTTTATAGATTTATGTTTATAATCAAACGGTCTATTCATATCTTCAATTGTTATATGCTTGGTTTCTAATTCTATTGGTTTAAAAAAATACATCTCATTTATATTTTCCAAGTGTCCTAATCTCCCTAACATATCAATAATATATTCATTGCGTTCATTTATCAGGTAATCTAATGCTTTATTTATTTGGATAAGGGGGTATTTTCTAGTGTGTGTTAACAATTTAATTAAATCATCTTTTTTATATAAATATCTATCTTTAAACAATTCTTTTATATTAGATATTATCTTATCTATGTTCAAAATAATAAAATTTTCGTTATAACTATCCATATTAACACTTAATTCTGATTTATCTATTTCAGGTTTGCATGTGAAATCACATTTTTCCATATAATCACATATCTGTGTGAATTTTTTATCGCCTACATTATAATCTATATTATACCCGGTTGATAGTGACAATTTAACGGTTTGTTTCATATTTCTCTCTGTTAAATTATTCAATCCCTCATTCAAATAACAATCTATAGCATTCTCTTTCATAACACGAGAAACATTACCCATTTGTATCGATTTCTTTTCTGCCATTCGGTATATATACATATCTATTGTTTCTTCTTCTCTATCATTTTCATCATATTTATCTTCCACATCTTCTTCATTTGGGGATCCTGCTACTTTTTTGTCTTCAATACTACCGTGTAAATATATCTCTACATTTCTCTCCGCAAATGGTAATCTACAATGACTTCTGAACCTCACCGCTCGCCCAATGATTTGATCCGTTCTACTCATATTATACCATGGTTCTATTATATGAACTTGTCTAATATTATTTAAATCAATCCCTTCTGAACCTGCTTTACTAATAATAATAACCTTTACTTTCTCTCCATTTACATTATCCTCATTTGTTGCCGATTTTATTTCTTTTAAATTATTGGGGGATAATTTGGAATCTCCAGTAATCATAATATATCTTGCTGGATTAAATATATGATCCTTATCCTTATCAAGTTCGGTTTTTGCCTTCATAGTAATAGAATCAATCTTGGGTGTTGGTTCAGTTTTAAATAGATTATCATTCCCTAGTCGGGTAATGCCTAATTCTTCTAATGCTAGAGCAATTGGCACACAACCACCATCGATATATTGAGAATATAATAATACAATTCCTTTTGATTTCTTTATTAAACCCATTATATTGTGTAATTTCATAGAATATTTTTGTAATCCATCGGATGAAAAGATGTTACCATATTTCTCATAAGGTTTTTGTTTGTATTCAAAATCACGCTTTGTTTTATCATTGTAAGATACTACTTGTAGTAATCCTTGTCGTCCAATAAAACTACGAATGTCTATTTTCTCTTCTTTTTTGGGGTTCTCAATAAATTCATCTAATCTTGAATTGGGATATACGAAATTTAAAGTTTGTAATGGTAATTCCACATTCGTCCATCCCATCCCTTTATCCATGGTTACTTCATCCGGTAAATTTGATTTTAATTTCTGTTTCGCTAAATCATATCCTATTTTTTGGTAATTGCCTATTTTATTTATAAAAATATCTAAATATTCTATACCTTGTATAATTGATGATCCATTTAATTGATATTTTGGGTATTCAAACCCAGGATTTTTCAATGTTAGTAATTTATTAAAATCACTTGGGTATATCCTATATGGGAATGTGTATGGGTTCTCTCCACGGACAAATGATACATATCCCCTCATCTTTTGCAGTAACAGATTTTTACCAACTTCATTTGAACCATCTACTCTGAAATTTCCCTTTTTATCAAATATATCGCGCACTTCTATTTTGGGTCTCCCGTCATTTATATTCATTAAATTTATGAGCCATACTATTTCTTTATAACTATTGAACATAGGAGTAGCTGATAATAATAATAACTTTAATGTATCGGAATAATTCACCATATCAAGTAAGTTTTGAGCAATCTTTTTATTTGGATTGTCTCCACTAATTCTGATATTATGGACTTCATCAATAACAATTAAACGGTTCGAAAACTCTCTTTTAAGGGCTCTCTCTTTGTTTTTCTTTGTTTGGTCTTCATCTCCTTCAACTAAATATTGGCTTTTTAATTTTGTGATGTAGTTTGAAAATTCTATATATCCCATAAAGACATATCCTTTATTTATTATTTTATTCACTTGTTTCACTATTTTAACTTTAGATAATCCTTTCATATTCATAGGATTTATTTCTTTCAATAGTTTATTACCTGTGCATGCTTTCAAATCCCATAATCCATTTACTTCTTTTAGTTTTCTATCATCAAATAGTTGTAATCTAAAATTACTTTGGACATTAGGTGATGCTACAATAATAATTTTCTTTTGTATCCCAACCTGGTTCATATAATCACGCATTTCTTCACACACGGATATTGCCGAACACGTTTTACCTGTTCCTAATCCATGATATAATAATAAACTGTTATATGGTGTTAATGAAGAGAGAAAATTTCGCACAAATATCTGATGGGGTGATATTTCAAACCCCGCACTACACATTAAATCTGCCTCTTCTTCTACATCTTTTATATCAGTATCATATACTAAATCATTGAATTCTTTTTTTTCTGCTATTTTTATATTAAAATTAGGGTCTAATAAATGAGGATATAAAAACTGCAATTTATCTGGGTTATTGCCTAAAATAATGCTCTCTCTATTTTGGAACTCTAATAATAATTTCTGTAATTCTTTATCGTGATTATTATACCATTTATCGAAACCTTTTATGTCATTAATTATTTTATCAAAATTATCATATATTGGTTCTTTTACTATATCCACAACTTTATTACCCGTTTGTGGTGGTGGTGGTGGTTGTGATATTGTCGGTTGATGTAGTTGTGATTTAATAACTAATTTTTTCTTCCTTGACAATGGTATTCGTTTCCTAGTTTTCTTTATTTGAATACTATTTGAACCACTGGGAGAAGTCCTTATTTTTGAACTCATTACTTAATATAATATTATATTAGATATTCTATTATATTTATATTTTAACTTCATACTTAATTATAGTTTAGATTGAACTGTTTTTTTACCATGACAATTTCTACATAACGCAATTAGATTGTTTACATTATTATCCCCTCCATGTTGTAAATCCATTATGTGGTCTATTTCATATGTATGGTCTAAAGGGTCGTTACAGTGTCCACATTTCCATGATTGATTAGAAGCAACATATTTTTTCTTAGTCTCGCTCACAGACCTTTTATGATTAGTATTTTTCCCTGAGTTAATAATTCGGTTATCCTGTGTTGGCTTATATCCACCTCCAGATAGAGAGAACCCACCCACTGTATGGGTCTCGTTACTCCTATCATATCCTATATTATCTTTATCAATGCCTGTTAAAAATTTATCCTTCGTATAATCCAAAATTGGCGTTATAATATTTTTTGAGTTTTTATCTATCGGCATATAACGTATTATATCATTAGCATGTATTAATAGTGATCTAGTTTGAAATGGTTGTTTCTTTATGAATATATATATAACGAATGCTATTGCTACATAAGATGCTATTTTAAAATATTTTACGTCTATTTTAATCATATTTATTAATTTTCCATCATAATATGTATTATATACAAGAGCTATCGTTATCAACAATAATATAATTTCAAATCTCATTATAATATACTTTTAAAAAAAATATTACTCATATATAGTTTATCTTAAAATTATATCCCTTTACCGCCAATATTATATCCTATATATACACTAACTATGAGTGCTAAAATAGAACAAAAATATATTACTTTATTTTTCCATTTATAAGTTTTATTATCTTTCTCTCTGTCATTAGTGTATATGTGACAATATGATGTTATAAATTCATCAAATGTAATTTCATCTTTTTTAAGTTCCTTATTTATTTTATTATGTATAAAATGAACCCATTTTAATATGGAATGTCTAGAATCTAAATATGGCGTTACAGGATATTTATCTAATAACTTAGCAAAATTATTTCCATATTCAGGATTAGGTAAAAATATTGGCATATTTTGTATAAATTCATAATACTTTTTCTTTGTTGTTTCGTGTGGGTTTACTGGATAAGTCATCGCCATGGTATTTATAAAGAACCAAAAACGAGGACCCCATATATTCTCATCCCAAATAATTGTGTCATTTATATTTGCTATTGTGAAATTTTCCATTATATTCA